CTTATATCGAACCCATAGCCATGGTCATCCTTTTAGCAATCGCAGCTTCGGCTGCATCAAGTTGTGTTCAAGCCGGCTTTATTTACTATTGCAAAGATTACCTTAATGACTATTCTAGGTACCGCAATCACTTGCGCAAGGCCAACTACGACGAAGGAGTTGATCTTGAGGAAGATGATCTTGTTGTGCCGCCGCCCTCAACAGGCGATGAGTCGGAGAAATCTGACGACCACAAAGCCCCGGATGGGGAAAAGGTTCAAGCCTGTCACGAAATAAGCACTCGTGATGTCACCACCGTCGGTGACGACGATGGGTGTAGCGAGTTGGTAACCCGCGCATCACCCACCAAACAGCCTAGGTCCCGTCTCTCAAGATGGTCCCGTTGGATAAGAAACTTACCGCAGGAGGTCGTTAGCGTACCAAATGTGGTTAAGAAATACTCCCGCCTTGCTAAGATACGTTTTGGCGTTCCTCAACGAACACCAGCTAACTATCTTGCTGTCCGCGAGTTTATTGTCCGACAAATGAGAACGGACGATGTACGTACGGTAGATCAGTATAAATATGTTGATCGTTGTGTGCAGTTCGTGTTTATACCTAATAAGCATGAACTACGTGCAGCCGCCGCCGTGCATCGCGGAGGCGCCAAGAGCAATGCCAGGGTGTGGCGTTGGCTTGGTGGCTCCACGCCGGCCTAGTGGGGCCCGAGGAGGTTCGTGAGCTCGCAAACTCGTACTACCCTAAGCGACATACCAAAACGTTTAGGTGAGTTTGACATGTGTTTGAGCGCGCGAATTCCTCGGGAACCAAAGGTGCGAAACTACGTAACCATGTCTCAGCCAGCCGTGGTTAACGATTTCGGCACCCATGCTAAGACCTTCCAGAACAGCAGAAGGGCGGTCCTGGAGAGGGTTTTCTATGTCAAGAAGACCGGTGGGTTTGGTACCCCGCCACCTCCCCAGAAACGGATATTCAACAGACTTTGCTCTGTGTTCCTATTGAGAGTGCTCTCACGCATGCCTCATGTCCCACATATTAGCCGAACTCAGTTCGTTGATTTGTATCGTGGTACTAAGCGAGCCGTGTACGAGAGAGCAGTCGAGACTCTCATAGCGCAGGGACTCAAGCCGAGTCATGCATATCTGTCTTCCTTCGTCAAAGTGGAAAAGACCAACTTTACGCTAAAAGTTGATCCCTGTCCACGTCTTATTCAACCAAGGCACCCTTGTTACAATGTTGAACTTGGAAGGTTCCTCAAGCTGGCAGAACATCCTCTTTATCTGGCTATCGATTCTTTATTCGGGGATGTCACGGTCATGAAACACCACAACGCCGACGAGGTTGGCCAAATTATACACCGTAAGTGGTCCAAATTTAACGAACCCGTCGCCTTCGCTCTGGATGCTAGTCGTTTTGATCAGCATACCTCCTTAGAGGCGTTACAGTTTGAGCACAGGTTCTGGCTCAAGCTGTTCCAGAACGATCCATACCTGCGGAAGCTCTTGAACATGCAACTGTACAACCACGGCTACATCAATTGTAATGATGGCCGTGTGAAGTACAAAGTTAAAGGTAAGAGGGCCTCTGGCGATATGAACACAGGCTCCGGCAACGTGTTTCTTATGTGCGCCATGATGTACGCTTTCATGCAGCATACAAATGTTGTTATGGAAGGGCTCAACAATGGTGACGACTGTCAATTGATTATGGAGAAAAGAGATATCAAATGTATGGACGGGGCAAAAGCTTTCTTTCTAAGGTTCGGCTACACTATGAAAGTGGAAAATCCAGTGTTCAGGATAGAACATATTGACTTTTGCCAAACACATCCGATTCGAGTTGGGTCTAGTTACCGCATGGTGCGCGATCCTAGAATCACAATCGATAAGGATGACGTGTGCGTTAAGGGAGTGCAAAACGCAAGGGAATGGGACGCTCAAAGGGGAGCTGTTGCCGCGTGTGGATTAGCCCTCGCAGGTGACATCCCCGTGGTCGGAGCATACTATGAAATGCTTGGGCGTGGTGCTGAATTAATCAGGAATGACACACCACAATCAGGCATGGAGTGGTTAGCCTTACGCATGCCTGACCGCCGGGCAGTCGCACCGTCCCCCCTCACCCGTCTATCATTCTACGTCGCCTTCGACTACTCACCCGATGAGCAGGTGGCGTTAGAAGAATCTTTTAAGGCCGTTCACCCCAGGTGGTTGCCCCTGGCCCCGAAAGGTATCATACCTATCAATCGAATTAAAGAAACCGAATATAAACCAGAAAGACAC